GACTGAGGTGCTTATATTCTTATCAGTCTCTCCACTATCATCTGAATCAAACGCGACTGGAAGGCTTCCAAGTGATGTTTTAGGCATCGCAGGTTCGTGTCTAAAACCATAAAAGTGTGCGTTATCACCAAGATGATCTGTTAGAGATATTCTAAGACCGTCGTTCATACCGCCTTTCTTTCCTCCCAAGAAAATTCCTCCAGGAGTTATTGAAATAGTAGCAGAAGCTCTTCCTGATAAACCTTTAGGAGTAGTTAGTCGACTTTGAACAGCGACACCAACTCTGGAAACAGGATTCTCGCTTAATGTTGTTATAAAGTTATCTAAATAGCCCCCCTCATATTCCATAGCACGACTTATCTCAAACTGATCGACAGACGATTCACTTCCAATTATTTCATGCAAGTTATCAGACAGTAAGTTTTGATTTAGCCCTTCGTGAAACTCTTTTCCCTCTCTCAGCTGAGAACCGTATAAAACTAGCTTTGAGTTTCCAAAAAGTGACATAGAGTTTAAGCGACCGTCGCTCTTTCCAGGCGCAGCACGCAAGATCTTGTCTGTCATTGGATATTGCCATCCAAAGACAAGATCGTCTTCAGGTAAGATTATAAAAGGTGAGTAAATATCGTTTGTTTGAGCTGTGTTAGATGAAACTTCTACGGGATCAGACGCCGCCGTCGGTGAATAGTAATAATAGCTATCACTAGATTGAAGTGTAGGTGTGCCATTCACAAGTGCTCTCGCAGATGACTCGAGCGCACCATAGCTTCTTCCGCCTACAGAGTTGTTAAGGTAAAGCCCGCCGACACTTCCGCTGTAAAGCTTTAATATGACCTGACTTCCTACAGGAAGTACGTTTGAAACTCTTGAAGGAAAATTGACTGCAAATGAACCAGTGATCGAAGCAAGTTGTCCAGATGTTGAAGAGTCAAAGTTTGTTTGACCATTAAGACTCAAAACATCTACTGTGAGATCTCTTGCTAAACCTCTGCTCAAAACTTCATCTAGATTTATTTGAGCGTTTTGTTCTCCAAAACCCTCTGTTGCACTACTTGCTTGATTTTTAGTTCCGCTTACAAAAAGTGTGACCTGACCATAGGTTATCAACTCTCTAGCATTCTCAACAGTTGTTAGAGAAGCAGCTGTGTTATCTGTCGATAGATGCACTGAATCGGGTATCGTTATTGTCTTCTTAAACTCTTTAATGATACTAGAACCAGAATAGTAAGTTATCTCCTTGCTAAAGTTGTCGTGGTGCTGTCTCAAGATAAAGAAGGTTGGAATAAAAACTTTTTGATTGTCTAAGTTTGTTCTTCCTGACGGATTTGTATTTGAGACTCCGGCAACAAGGCTGTAAGCTCTTGATCCAGAATCGTAGTTGATAGATGCAAACTCAAATGAAGAGTTAAATTGAAGGCTACACTTCTCTAGCAAGAAAGGCTTTTCTATTCCGATGTCTCTTGCTTTTATTACTTGACTTGATGTCGCCTCGTATTTTCCCGCATAGGGAAATCCAAATGTTGAAGTAGGTCTGACATAAGAGCTCAATGCGTCACTTGAAACAACAACTTGATTTTCTATGAGATGATTAGAGCCAGTAGAAACCATGCCAACTGCAGAGAAACCTAATGCGCCAGAAGAAATCATGTCAAAAAACGATGAGTCATCTGTAGAAGCTGCAGCATTTCCTGACACACCTTGCGCTATCTTTTCCCAACGCTTCAAATCTTTGTTCCAGTAAACCATTAGCTGCTGTTTGATCGTATTGTCAGGTTCGTTAAAAGTACCTCTATTACTTATTGATGCCGATGAATCTCCTGGATTGTCAATAGAGCACTTAGATGTCAATCCGAATGTGGTTTTTGTATTTGGTGATAAATCGACTACTATTTGTGTCTTTGACCAAAGCGGAGCGCTAAAATTAGGCAAGACCTCAGGATCTGATCCTTGTCTAAAAAATAAATCCTCAGCGACTGTATTTATTCTAGAGTCTTCGAAAGGGCTGACCTCTTCACCCGGTGTAAAGTTTAGGTGAACATCACTTATTCCAGACACAGATCTTCCGTATCCTGTTAGTGTGGGAAGTGTGTGTGTGTTTGCGATAGCGCCTGTTGCTATTTTTTGTCCTACTCTGGAAGAGGCATCGATCTGGAGAGGGTATCTTACTTGCTCATTATGATAATCAATATTGATATAACCTAGTGCCCACTCTGCTTGAAATGGGCTCGTCACTGACTCTTGAATAAATCTCAAGTAAAAATCTTGTGACCCTATAGAAGAAAAATCTTGAGGCGAGAGTTTGATTTTGACTCTTTTTCTTCTATTATTGTCTAAATCAAAATCTGTTCGACTCACTGTGGAAGACACTGCTATGAGTGTTGCGAGATCACCTGTCAGTGTCTTAACGGTTGTCCATGTGCCTGCAGTTCCTGATGTGCTTACTTGAACCTTGAGACCTCGAGAAGCAGTGGTTCCAGGTGATTTAAGACCCAATCCTTCACTTAGTATGGATCTTGTCTCATTATAAGGGCCATAGATGACTTCAGCATCAACTGTAGGATTTTTAATCTTTTCACGTGTTTGTAGCCATCTTCCTTCTGCGTCACCTGCACCAACAAAGACAAGCGCGCCATCTGCAGCTGTTGAACCATCAGTAGAAACAAAGCTTTCTTTTCGAATCTCAAGATTTGCTGTGTGACTCCACAACTTTTGATTGATAACTTTTGTGTATCCTAACTTTCCATCAACTTTATCGCTGTCTTTTAACTCAAATTTATCCTGAATCCTTCTTCCGAAGTTGATAGTGTATGTGTCATCAAATTGTAAGTTATATGTACCTGCTCTGTCTTTGTCGCCTAATCTCATCACAGACGGGTAAGAACCTGTCAAGTTGTCTCTCTCTTTTAAGATTAGTCTTGCAGGTATGTTTAAAAAACCTGACTTCTTTGATCCGCTTCTTGGCATATTAGTTCCTATTCGTCGATACAAACGCTATCGAGTCAGTTCCAGGATTGATAAATCTACTGGAAGGGATTATATCATATTTAGGTGATCCAATAAAACCAGAGTTCGAAGATCTAAATCTTGTTCCCATTTCTGGTATTTCATCTTCTGTTTCTATCACGCCCGTGTATGAACCACCGATAAACTCTCTCAATCTTCCACCGAAAGAAAACTTTCTATCACCTGAAGATTCTACGTAGGGTGACATCACTCTGTTCTCGTCTGACACGGGAGCATCTTGTGCAAAAGATCCTGAAGCTGAGTATCCTAATCTTGGGCTAAATGTGATTTCTCCGTAAAGGACATCTTGTGAATCTTCAAAGATAGAACAAGACTTTTGATCAATCTCATACTTATTTTCTATCGGTGCAGCTCCTTGTCCGATAGAATAAAAGTTCTCATTTGACATCGAGCCTTTTATGCCCTTGACATCAAAATCTGTTATGCTTGTGTTTGCAAAGCTATTTCTAACATCAAAAACTTCAATGACACCATTTAGATCGTCAGGATCTATAAACTTATCAATATTTCGCGTCAGATCTGTCACGATCATGTATTGAAGGATATAATCACCTGCGTCGACAAATGCCACAGGATCTAATATTCCCGGGAAATCTTCAAAAGGTATGGCTTCTCGGGTTTTATTGTTGTAAGTCTTAAAGAGCTTTGAGACACCATAGTTGTTAAAAGATGCGACATGATTTATTTGATTCCTCTTGTTTAGAAAACCTTCTCTATTTACTGAGACGAGAGGAGAGTTCATTCTTCCAAAATGAATCATGTCAATAACATTGATTCCATCTCTTCCACTGTCATAATCTGCGACAGTCGTGTTTTCGCCTAAGAGAGTCACCGGCCCTACTTTGACACCACCTGTATCAGTGATTTCTACACTTTTTGGAGAGACAGTTTCTCTTTCTACACTGCTTCCTATTCTTAAGGTTGCAGGACTTGTAAAAGATCCCGTAAGTGGTTCTGAAAGGTTGTATCTTAAAAAATCTCCAGCAGTATCAAATAGCGGGCTGTCAATTTCTTTATCGATATTTAATTTAATATTTGATGCTGTTAAAGTCATTTTAAACCTTTCTCAATTTTCCAACAAATTGACTTAGTAATAGGTTGCCTCTACTCGAGTCTCGTGGCAGAGATTTTAAGTAGATCTCGTCAAATAGATATTTCATCTTATTTCTCTCAAGAACATGAGACTCATAAATAAAGTTAATGCCTAAGAAGTTTGTAGATCTTGGTATCATTGAGAAGACGAGATCTGTGAATGAGTTATCAATCCACTTAAAGATCGATCTAAACTTCCCTAAATCTGCTTTTTCTAAGACATTGTTAAAGAAGATATTTCTTAGATGATCGAGTTCAACATATGACTCGCCAAAAAGATTGTTAGGGCGTCCGAGTGCATCATCGAAAGCAGAAAAGTTTGAAAACATCGTCATCGCATTGTCATTGAGCCCTCTAAAGACATTCATGTCGATAGAAAATCTATTGTCATCAACATTCTCTTCTGTGAGTGGTATCTGATGAACTGGTGCTATCTGTGCAAAATTTGAGTCTGTGATCAGCGACGCGTCTTGATAAGATCTCACTCTAACTTTATCTTTTGCTATGTTTGTGTCAAATAGAGAAGATAATATCTCGAATTGAACGCTCACGGGTGTCATCACCCTTTTTGAAATCTCAAAGTTTTTTCCTTCAAAGTGCAAGTTATTTTGACTAAAGTCAAAGAATCTGATCTCACCTGAAGTGTTAGATCCTGTTGTTGCTTGCTTGCCGTTTGTCTGTAAGATCAATCTCTCAAAAGAACCCGAGATATTTTTCTCAAAGTTGTAGTTCTTTTTAGGATCTAAGACACCCACTGAATCGTGATTTTTAACATGCTCTTTCCACTCAGAATCATCTATGAACTTTGACCAGAACAAGAAGTTAGTGACTAATCCATCAAAACTTGAGCTGTGTGCCAATGTCTGTGTCAAAGTTGCATCATTTAAGAAACTTGTTCCTCCGACAAAGTTTTGACGGCCAACGACTAAGAAAGATCCAGAAGCGTTAAGTGTAGATGATATCGTCTTAAGCACTGACGTATTTTCTCTTGCAAAGTTAGATGAAGTTTGATAATACTCTAAAACTTCTCCGCTCTCTTGCTTAGCAGCTCTTAGAAAGTGAATCGACCTTGCAGTGTCACCGATGTCATGTGATGCCTTTGTTCCAAAAGAGATGTGCCAGACATCTTCATCGTAGATATTAATGCCAGTCAAGAATAGATGTCTCACATCACCTGACGCTGTCTCTCTCACAAACAAGTTAAGCGATTCATCTGTGTCAGAGACAAGGTTTATGACGACAGCTTCAGAACTTGCAGGTGACGAGGAACCTGTCGTGTGTATTCTCACCAGACTTTGTGATCCGGAAGGTGCCAAGTTATACTTAAAGAGCCCCTCAAAGGTAAAAGATCCACTTGTGAATAACCCATCACTTGAGTTATTACTTGCTCCATTCACAAAAGTTCCTTGTATCGTAGGAACACCAGGTTGTGTTCTTGATCCAGAAAGAAATCCTGACTTTATTCTGGGAATATTGTTAGTGGGGTAGTTCTGGGCATCGTAAGAAGTTATTGACGCGTCTTTTGATCCTGAGAAGTTTAAGAACCCTAACACATCTATTTTATCTTCTCTTGAGTTCTCAAGAGTTTTGAGTTGCGCGCCGCCGTACTCTCTAAAAGTTAAGATGTTGTCAGGTTCGATACCCGCTGATCTAAACACTGATTTTATCGAGTCAATTGTGCCTTTAGTGAGTTTCATATTGACAGAGTCTGATATTATTCTTCTCCAGATAAGATTCTGAATCTGATTTAGAGATCTTGCAGCATTTTCATAATCTTCGGTGAGATTTATACCTGAGATGATTTGTGATAGCTCTGCCGACCCGAAAAGGTTTGGAAGAGTTATGTTCAAATCTTCTGCTCTTCGCTTCAAGAAAACATCAGGAGTTGTGTCAAGTTCTTCGTAATATGTGTAGTTTGTTGAAGTGATTGCATCTACTAAGATCTTCATCTCATCAAAAAACTTTGCCCATGTGAGCAAGAAACGAACAAGTAGTGTTGCACTTGGTATCTCACTCACATTTTTGGCAGGAAACTTATCAGAACCATCAGCGAAGTTATTTCCTAAGTTGCCTAAGACGTTAGTAAAGTTCTCTTGATTATTTGCTTCTAAGAAGTAGTGAGGTGGAATAAGCTTAGTGATCAAGTTTGGATTAACTTCGTCGTACTCACTACCACTTATCAGGAGCTCTGTGTTTAAACTCTCAACAAGAACGTGATCCGGAAAGAGAATCGGGTGTCTTTCTAAGAGCTCATTTTTGACAGGATTGTCAGAGCCTGTCAGTCTTGTAAAGTTATTTAGATAGTTCTCTATTCTGGAATGTAAGTTTCCTTTTGAACTATCTAAGACGACACTTTTAGCAGAATAGCTACCGCTAGGCTCATTAAACTTAAAGTAAAGCTTCAGATCTGAATCTGGATAGACTGAGATATATCTGTCTCTTTTAATCTCAGTCAAACTTTTGGCTGTGTGGTAAAAACGAAGCTCGTCTATCGATCCTGAGAATGTCTGTTGTTGATCAAATAGATTGCCGTTTAATCTTACTTGAGCACCTGTACCTATTGTCAGATTTGCTGCATTATAGTTTAAGATTGGAAAGACAGTGCTCATACTTGAAGAATAAACTTTTTCGTCTATGATGAGCTTTGTTCTCTCATCACCTTCTGGATCGTAGATGCCTGCAATATTAACGAATTGACCTTTTGTAATCGATCCTGTCACAAAAGTGTAGTTTGATCCCGAAGTTATTCCAAATACTACTTTTGCTTCTGAAGTTGAAGAAGATTCACTTAAAGCGAGTGTGAAGTTATTTGATAGGCTTGACTTTTTCTGTATTATGATCTGATTGTCATTGACTTGATCAGGAACTTTACAAAAAAAGTTTATTGTGAATCCATTCCGATTCGGATCAAGTGAAGCTTTAGCTGTCTTAACATTAGAGATCGAAGAAAATGTTGTTCCCATACTGTCATTGACAGAAATGTAAGTTCCGTTTGATGACGATTCACCTTTCTGAGTTCCTGAGAATACTAAATACCCGACATTCTTTGGAAAGTTATCTAAGACATATTTTTCAAATCCTGTCAGATCATCTTCAAATTTTTCGATCTCTCTGTTTGTTCCGTTGATAGGATAAAAGTTAACGATCTTATCAAAAGCTTCATTAACATTGGCAACTGCAGAGTGAAAAAATGTGTGATTAACAAAGTTAGAAAAATCTGTTCGAACTTGTTGTGTTGAGACGAGTTCTTTTTTATCTCCGTATCTAAAAGAAGATGAGCTTTCAATGTTTGTGTCAGAAAAGAGTGAAAAGTCATACTCTTGATTCTCAGCTCGTTTTAGATACCCGCTCGCTTCATTTCTAAACTTAGGCTTAAAAATACCTCGTGGAACGTTTCGATCAAAAAGTGATTTATTTCTTGACATTATTCAACTCTGAACTTTGATGCTGCATCTGTTATTATTGTATCAAACCCTGCTTTCTTGATAAGGAAATCAAACACATAAGTTCTACCTCTTGGTAAAGAATCTACATAGAACTCAAAATACATCCCGTGTGAATCTGTAGACAACCTATTTGAGCCATCTGCTACATCAAAATCTATGATGATGTCTCCTGTCTGAAAATCTCTTACCCTATAATACATCTGATGAAATATTTGACTCTTCTTTTCAAGAGGTATCTTGACATAAGTGATGCTTCTATCTCTATCTTCAGAAAAAACTCTCAACTTGATGATATCATTTGGAGCGTATGCATCTTTGAGATTTGTGACAGTCACTAAGAGATTCTGTTGAAAGTTATTAAAGGCAGATCTGTCATTTCTTGAAAGTGTGATCGAAGAAGAGAGATAGGTTATCGTCTCGTCAGCAGATGACCAGATCTCATCAAATACTAACGAGCCTGATGCTTGAACATGCTTTTTCAGGCTGTCTCCGTTTACACTTGCAGTGGAAAAGCTACTGATTGCGAAAGACGAAGAGTATAAACCTGTGATTCTATTAACACCTCTTGGAACCTGAGAGACGTTGAAAGTTCTCTTAAAGCTACCAGACACCATCTTTAAAATCATAACATTTTCACCTGTCAGCGCAGTTGCAGACTCTCCTGACAAGATATTTGATGGGACTCCAAAGTGTGTATTATTTAAAAATAGTGATCCTGTTAGATCAAATGTGAAATCCTCATGATTGTCTTGAATGCTGTCATCGTATTTAACAATCAGTTTGGGGCGTTTCGCTGTGTTAGAAGAGTTTCTTGATGCAAATCTCTTCACAAAGTATGTTTTTTGATTTGTCTCAAAACTTCCAGAAAAAGCTATTAAAAATCCATGATTAGGTATCTGATTTGAAACTGTTCCTGAGACGATGGTAGTCACATCGATAAGCAGATCTTCTTCTCCTGATTCGAAATATTGCTCAGGGCTTAGCGTTATTGTCGAAGTGCCACTGGGGCCTGACAAAGTTCCACTTACTATCACATCAATGTTTGGAGAACCTAAAGATCCGGATGCATTGGCACCAGGAGAGTTCCACAAGACAGCGTTTCCTGAAGATATTGAAGCAGTCAGGTAGTTTACAACGCCGATGTCTCTAAACGCGCTCACATCATATCCCATTCCCTCATCAAAACTTTGAGAAAGAGGGAAGAGAATGAGCTTAAAGTTTGATGGTGTCGTCTGACCGCCATAAACATCGTGAAGCCCTACTAAACACTTAAATGTCGAACTGTTGATGTCAATCTTTCCTTGAGATTGCATTGAACCTATCGTATCTAAATCAAACTTTAGCAAGAGTCTTGAGAGCTCTGTTTGCTTATTTGTGTCGCCTGAGAGCGTTGACTCGTCATAAAGTTTGAAAAGATCGAGCGTTCCGCCTTGTCCTATGTTTGCATCTGTTGCTCGATAGGCATTGTTTATAATCTTATTCGTAATGTAAGCGTCTTTTGATGCAGAAAGTATTCTATACATTATGAAATCCTCCCGACGATGTCATTATTTGGATATTTGATTTCAAACATTCCTCCCACGGGTGGGAATAAATAACCTCTGTCTATGTTGCTTTTAGGATTGAATCTAAAGTTTGAGTAAGCATTATTGCCTACTATTCCAGAGTTATTATTAAATGTAAGTGATGTGATTCCCTCGACATCTTGAGTATTTAAAATTAAATTTTCGATTTCACCTATCTTGACTGGTTGATCGATCTGAAAGTTTTCTATTCTAAAGTAATCTGTAAGTTTGGCGTTTATTGAAGCAATGACGACAGAAGACTGTGCATCTTGTCCTATTGTGACTGTGTATTTTAAACCTATATTTACGACTATCCCGTCTAAAATATCAATTGCATCTGAAACTATTCTAAATCTACTTAGATACTTAGAGAGATTTTCTTTAAGTGTGTCAGAAGATATTATCAAATTTCCTGATGAGTTTCTTGAAAGAACATAAAGCTGAGCTGCCTGAGGGTTGTTTGGATTGTCTCTGACAGCTGCTCTAAAAACTCTTCCAAAGTTTGCGGGTAGTGAGTACACACGAGCTATCAAATCTTCTCTACTAACAATTCTATTTTGAGAGTTTCTATTAAAAAGTGCAATCTGTCTTAACTCTTCAATAGAAGGTTCATCTTCGCCGCCGGTTAAAACAGCACTGTTGCTGCAAGTAGCTGACGCTCTGATTAACGAGGCTTGAGTTGTGCCTATTCCTGTTGGAAACTGTGTGATCAATGTTGTGACATTTGTGACTTCAGAAGTATTAGTATTGTGATTAAGACCTCCTCCGCTTCTATAAGTGATAGTCAGCGTAGTGTTTTTAGGGCTAATACCTAATGTCTGAGTTCCTAAAAAAGAGCTTGGATCAATTGTGATTTTATCTAATGACTTTTTATCGCCGTAGAGCCTGATTGCGTGTTCAGAAGGGTCAGGTATTACATCTTCATCAAAGACGTCTTCTTTACCCGAACCGAATAGAATTGTGATATTGCCACCAGCTGTTGTTCTTGAAGAGACAAATCTTTTTGGAGCATGTATGAGTTGTATTCTTTCATCTGCAACATCACGATCTGAGCGGTTATTAACCATTCTCTTAAAAATTGTGCTTTGAGTCAAAGATTCTACTTCGTAGTAATCATCTCCATCAGAATCAAAGACTCTTACAATTTCTGTTGCATTTGCGTCTTCAACCGTCACTGTTCTAAAAGGAACAAAACTGTCTGGTATATTGACTGTCTGTGTTCTTAGACGAGAACTTACGACAAATCCTTCTCTTGTGAGTAAAAAATTAACAGGAACACCATTCACAGTTTGATTGATCGAGATTTTAGCTATTAGATTTCCAGTTGTATCTTCTTCTGCAAAATCCAAATCATCAGTTAAGTAAAAGTTAATCCCTCTTGTTGATGTAAAAATTGATTCTGCTAAAACTTTTGGTATTTTATCTTTGTCAGGAACATACTCACCGTCTATCTGTATAGAAGGAATCACTAAGCTTATGTTAATAAAACCAGATGCCGGTGATTTTCCTGCTATTTTAACACCAGCTTCTCTGACGAGTCGCTCAATATTTCTCGTTTCAACAGCTTTTTCGAGAGAATTTTCATTAAATTGATGATCTAAGTAGTAAGATGTGACATCTCCAACATATGCCGCGACATCAATAAGCATTCCTGCAAGAGAAGCATCAGATACATCTAAGATTGCATCTCTGTAATACTGTCCTACAAATCTCTTAAGATCGTTTCTAAGACTTGTAAAGTCTCTGCTGGTGTAGGATATATCTTTTTGTAATTGAACTTCTTTTTTGATATTTCTTGGCATTTAATCAACCCCCAGCCTGAAGCGTCACTTCAATTGCTTGATTACCTATTCTTGCATTCGGAATACTAAATTTTATTCTCAATCTAACTTTAGCTACACCTGACTCGTTTGCAAGTTTCTTTTCATTCTTATCTAACTCGACTTCTTCGACTTCTTCGACTTCTATGCCGGGCATATATTTTTGAACTGCTGTATTGATTCTATCTACGAACTCTGTTTCTACTGAAGCGTTGCTTGTGAGATCAAAAAGCAGAGCACTCAAATCGGCGCCAAAATCATAGAGGCCAAGTCTTTCTCCAGCATTTGTTAAAATTAGATTTTTTAGATTGTCTTTAACTTGTGCAGCAGGTTCATTGTGCATATCAAATATTTGTCTGCCTTGATAATTTGATAGAGGCGTCTTGATACCAATGTCTCTCTGCTTGACAGTATTTTTAGGTGTGATCTCACGATCACTGACTCTATTTCCAGAGCTTTTAAAGTTAAATGACGCCACTTTCAAATCCTGTTTATCAATAAATATCCTTCAATAAAAAATATTGTCGAATAAAGTCAGTTAAAGTCTCATGTGCCGATTCCTAAAAGCCCTCCTGCAGCAAAAGATACTATTCCCTTATTGATCAAGAAACCAACAAAAGCTGTTAAGAAAGCAGCAATCGAGAGCTTAATGAAAGCGATAACTTCTGCAATAAACAGTATTGCTTGACCGAAAATTTCTAAAAAGAAAGCGATCACTTCGAGAATGATATTCAAGACAAACTCAATTAAAGATTTTAAAAATGCCAACAATCCTTCAAGTAGTTGTAAGATCAACTCTCCGATTCTTTTGATCAAGTCAATAAGCGCTTGAACGATACCCAACATTATCTGAATCGGAAACCAATTGAGAGTAGGTAGATTAAAATTAAGATCTAAAAACGGGTCAAAAGAAGGCCAATCAACATTCAGATCGAGCGCAAAATCAAAATTTAAATCAGGAAAATCAATCTGTGGGGGTAGTTCAATTGTAGGTAAGCTAAAGTCAAATCCGCACACTGAACTTAGCTTTTGAACTGTGGAATCTACTTCTATTGTGGGATCGATCTTATTTAGTTCTTCAGCAAACGCTTGATTTTCACACTTTGAAAGCCCTTCAACAGCTTCTTTAGGAATCTCAAGAAACTGTTTCAAGTGATCAATGATCCAAGTAATTGGATCTGGAATCCCAATGTCAAGAAGCAAATTGATTATTGGCTGTATTTCTAAAGCAAAAGTTGGATCTTGAAAGCCT